AGGCTTTAAATTTTCGGAAGAAATTTTTTTCGGACCTAAACAATTAACATTTATAAAATTCTATTACCATGGTTTTAGGTTTAATACAAAGCATATCTGAATTCGGTGCTACGCCAAATAAAGATGCTGCAATGATCAAGGCAGCTCAACAAGAACGAGAGCAGATGATCAAAGGTAACCATTTACATAATATGGGTACCATAGGTAAAAAGATGCAGGAACTCAGCATCGGTAACCTAATCAAACGACAAAGTAATATACGTCGTCAACAGAAAGCCGCTAAAGCTGCTACTAATTTAGCTAATGAAAGAGCTACTCAATTAGGATCACAATTAATACAAGGTGATACTGGTGAAGGTTCTACCATGAAAGGTAGAAATGCTTTATTAAAAGTAGCTTCTATTAATAAAAAAGCAGAGTTAAATGAAAGACATGTTGGAACAGAATTAGCATCAGCAGCTCATAATGATGCTATACTTAAATTCCAGGACTCAATGTCAAGGGCAAATGAGAAGATTGGTATAGGTGTAGCTGCAACAGAAGGTGTAACATATACTTCAGATAAAAGTAAGTGGCAATCTGCATTAGAAATTGGAGTTCAGGCAGCTACAACTGCGGCTACTATGGGAGCTGCAGGAATAACTACAGACGGTGAAACAGCTTCATGGGCAGATAGAATATTCCGAAGTCAAGACATTAAAGCAGGAACTGGTTGGTTCCCTACTTAAGTTAGCTGAAATTAAATTATGACAACTAAAAACTCATTACAATTCACCACTCCAGATACTCCTAAAACATTTAATTTAGATAGTCAGTTTAAACTGAAACCTTTCCTAGATGAAACTCAAAATCTTAAGGAGAGTATGAATGACCAGATCAAAGGTAATGCAGAGTTCACTAACAGTGTATTAGATTCCTTGAAAGATAAACAAAAATTATCTAAAAGTCAACTGAAACTATACGCTGATATTGGTGGACCTATCGCTCAATCTTTAATAGCAGGTCATAAATCACGTACATTACAAGAGAATATTAGAAAGTATCAGAAAGACTCCATAAATGCTTTTAAAGCAGAAGATAATGTTATAGAAATAGACGGGAAAAAGGTTAGTAGATATGATCATTTTCAAAGGACTGTAATTGAACCAACATTTAAAAAAACTTCTTATAAGTTAGAAGAGTTAGGTGATCCTATAGCTGCTCTAGGTGTTCTACAGATGAATGATCAGTCTGATAGAAATGCAGTACTTAACGGTTTAATGACCGAAACAAGAGAATCTCTTTATCTAGGTGCTCATGATTTTAAATTCAAAATAGATGGTAGGGAATGGTCATTATCTGATAACCCACCTGCTGCTATTAAAGCAGAAATAAGGAAAAGAATAGATGCTGCTCTGATAGGAAAAGTAATTGAAGCTAAGGATAGTAAAGGTAGACCTCTCTTTACTCCTAAAGAAATCATGCAAAATATGATGATAGTTTCAGATCAGGATATAACTAATAAACAACTAGAAGAAACTATTGAAGATGAAGATAACGCTCAGAAAGAGTTATTAAGGATTAGAGATAGAACATTTTTAAAAGATATGATAGGCTGGAAATCTCCACTATTCGGTGATAAGAGAAATCAGGTTTTAAGTGATGAGCTTGCGCTAGCTAAAAAGAATAATAAAAATATAAACTTAGGTAGATTTCTAGATGATAAACTTCTGAGGATGAAAGAAGCTATTTCAAGAACTGATTTATCTTTTGCTAATGCTGAAAAAGCACTTTACAATTCTGGTCCAGTAACAGTAGGTACAGGTGAAAATGCTAAAACATATAAATCAATAGCAGAAGCATTTCCCGAAAAAGCTAGAAAGTTTATAGTTGAAGTAGAGGCAATAGCTTCTGAAAACGCTAATGTAACTAATAGAACTAACAGGCTTATTGGTAAAGAGATAAGCGAAAAAATAGAAATAATGTTTAGTGAGTATGATGGAGATGACTGGGATTCAGTAGTAGTAAAAGCAACAAATCTGCTCAAAGGTGCAGGTCATAAAGGTATTAATTTAGATTCTAGCTTCTTAAATGAAACAGCTAAATCTTTCATAGTAGATGGTCTTACAGATGGTGCTATACTACAACGCTATGCTCTTATAAGATATAAAATAAGAAAAGGTTATGCAGTATTACCTTCCGAATGGGATAGTCTACCTATTAAATTTCAGAATGAAATCAGGAAAATAAATGGAGGAGAACCATTCAGTCAAACTCAAATGGAAGCAGTACTACCAATACTAGAAGATACCTTATTAAGCAGAGCCAAATTAGAAAGCTTCGGATTTAAAGATCTTAATACAACTAGAGAACATTTAAGAGCAGAAGCATTAGGTATGATTGTTGGTACATATAATGATTTATTACCAACTAATACACCAGCAGATGCTCTAAAAGGAGCAATAAAGAAATTTAAAGATGACCTTACAGAACTAGGTAAAGACAAAGAAAAACTTACAGAAACTGTTAAAGAATGGGCAAAACCTGGTCTAGCTAAATATGGTGAATCTCTTTCTGAAACAACAAGAAGATTAAATGCTCAACAAAAGTATCTAATTAAATTACATAATAATAGCGGTAATGCTGGATTCCTTAAGAAAGCTTTAACCCAGAAATTTGATCCAAATGATACTTCAACACATGTACCTGGAGAAACTAAATATGTAAAAGACCAGCTTACCCAATGGTTCCTAACTGGAGGTCCACTTCCTAAATGGTTTAAAACTGTAGCTAAAGCTATACCTGGTATGTCTGGTGAACAAGTAGCTATAGAAAGAGCTAAAGCTTTGGAATTAGTATCTAATTCTGAAATAAATAAGAAAACTACAACTATTCAAGAGCAATCTACTCAACTTAAAAATCTAAATAATTCTGAACACTCAAGTGGTCAATCTGATTTATCTCAGAGTGCTATAAAGAACAATGGTGTTATAGAACCAGATACAATATCTTCATGTTTTTATCAACCTGCTACAGCTATAGATAAACCTTATAATTTTTACTCTAGGATAGATGGTCAACCCTTTAAAGTAAATGGTGTCGAGAGTAACATAAGCGAGACATCAGTAGGAGATATATTAACAAGTTTAACAGGAGATTTAAAGGCTGGTAGAAACCTTGATTTGATAAGGATCGGCGGCTTTGGTATGACAGGAACTCATTTCTTTAATATGTTCAAAAACTTACCTACAGAAACACAAGAATCTTTAGGATTAATAGGATCAGATAATGAAGATCTGACTAAAAATGTTGTATTCAACCAAGAATTCCAAGATAAATTATTTAAAATATTACTGAAAGAAAAGAGTTGGATAAACCAATTTCAGAATGGATCATGTATGTTATCTTATCGACCAGTCAATCTTTCAGAAGATCAAGCACTTTTAATTGATGGCGATGGCGATGTACATGAATCGAATAAGTCTTCACACCTTTCACCTAGAATAAATCAATACTTACTCCTTAACGGAAGAAATTTCGCAAATGCATAATGCTAAATCAACAAACAACTAATTTCGGAGATGTACTGCAAAAAGGTCTTGAAATAACTGAAGAAAATCAACAGTTAAATGAAGACGCTAAGAAAACAGAAGAAGCTAATCAAGAACTTGAAGTACAAGAGCTTAAAGAACGAGCCGATCCCAGAGAAAAAGAAGGTGGTGGTGGTTTTAAAGGAGCTGTTAGAGAACTAGAATCAGCACTTACTGGCGGTCTTCAAGATACAGCATCCTCTTTAGCAACTTTCCCTGAACGTACAATAGATGCTTTCTCTGGTGCAATGCAGAGAGAAAGAGAAACTCGTGGAGAATATAGGCCAGATTGGTCTCCTTTCACAGATTATAATAACCCTATCGTTACTAAAACTTGGTGGGGTAACTTACTTAGAGGTGTAGTACATTTCGGTAGCATGGCTGCTGGTATTACTGCAGCTGCTGGTGCAGCAGGTATATCAGCACCTGCCTCCTTAACAGGTATAGCTGGGTACAGTTTACTCAGAGCTGCTGCTATCGGTGCAGCATCTGACTTAATATCAAAAGAATCCGATGGTCATAATGCTCTAGGTATGCTTAGAGAAAAGTATGGTTGGATGGATACTCCTTTATCCACAAAAGATACTGATCATCCTATGTGGATGAAATTTAAGAATATAGTTGAAGGTATGGGCATAGGTCTTATCTTTGACGGAGCTACAATGCTACTTGGTAAAGGTAGTAAACAAGCTAGACAAGCTGTAAAAAGAAGAAATAATAGTATAGACGAACAAACATTCCAGAAAGGTTTACAGGAACTAAGAAAGAATGAATTCGGTGCTAGTAAAAATAGAGCTGAAGCAGCTGGACACCAAGGAGCACACACCTCTGAAGTTCCTCCTGAAACTGCTAGAAGACAATTAAAGAGAACAAGAGAAGATTGGGACGCAGAAGATGGTTCAACAGGTTCTGTAACTACACCAGTTCAAAGAGAACGTATTGCAGAAACAGGAGAGATGACAGATGGTATAGTTGATGAAGTAGTTAGAGGATTAATGAGTGATTCTAGATATAGAGCTGAGTTGGCTGAAATAAAAGCTGGTAGACAAACCATGACTGATGTATTTGGAGATGCTGTTGCATCACACCAAAGGATGACTCTTGGTAGGAATGCAGCTGATATGGATCCAGAGGAGTATCTTGAAGAAATGTATCGCTCTTCCATTAAGTATGATTTAACTGACGATGCTGGTAATGTTGTTGAGACTATTGAAACCTGGACTACTAAGAATATAGTTGCAGGAGATTTAGTAGTAGGATCCCTTTTAAAACAATTGAGAGATCAAGGAATAGCTGGTAGAGAATTAAAGGATTTTGTAAATCTAATAGATAAAGATGGTCCAACTAAGCAGATCTTCGATACAATGATGACTGCTATGACTGAGATTAAAAGAGCTAGAGCATGGGCATCAGATTCATTTAGATCTATAGGTGCTGGTAAACGAGGTAATGCTGTAGAAGAAGCAGTACAAGCTGATATGGCTGATACTAGAGATGCTATTCTAAGTATTCTACAAATCTCTAAAGAAGACCAGAATGATGATTTACTATTTGCAGCTTTTGAATTATTCTCATCCATGAAAACTGTCAATAATCTAGATGATTTTGATGCATGGGCTAGGAAGATGATTAAAGGTGGTAAGATTGATCCTAATGGACCAGATCGTACAGGTGCTTTAATTAGAGAATTAGAAGGTATGATGGTTCATAGTGTACTTAGTGGTCCTAAAACTCCAGCAAGAGCTATTATGGGTACAGCTACAGCTACATTCTTAAGACCTATGTCTCAGTTCTTAGGAGCTGCAGCACGTTTACCATTCACTGGAGATGTAAAAACAGTAAGAGCAAGTTTAGCTTCAATGAATGCTATGATGGAAGCTATACCTGAAAGTTGGACTATATTTAAAAATAAATTAGATTCATACTGGAGTGGAGATGTATCTAGTATTAAAACACGTTTTTCTGAATTCACCAGAGGTGATGATAATTGGGAGTTATTAAGACGTTGGGCTGAAGATAGTGGTAGAGCATCAGATGGTGAAAGAGCTATGTTTGCTATGGCTAATATGGCTAGAAATATGAATAATAATAGTTGGCTGACTTACTCTACAAAAATAATGGCTGCTACTGATGATGCATTTAGGCATATATTAGGTAGAGCTAAGATGAGAGAAAGAGCTATGCTTTCCGCTATGGATGCTCAGGGTAAAGGTTTAATACCTGAAATTACTCCTGAACTAATGGCAGTTTATCAAGAGGATTTCTATAGACAAATATTTGATGCTGATGGTAATATAATAGATGAAGCTACTAAATATGCAGCAAAAGAAGTAACATTAACACAAGAATTACAAGGATTTGCAAAAGGATTAAATGATGTATTTACTGCTAATCCGTGGGCAAAACCTTTCTTCCTATTTGCAAGGACTGGTGTTAATGGTTTAAACTTAACTGCTAAACATACACCTGGATTTAATTTCTTAGTTAAAGAATTCAATGATATTGCATTTGCTAAACCTAGTGATTTAAGAGAAGTAATGCAGTACGGAATAACTACACCTCAAGAATTAATCAACGCCAAAGCACTTCAAACAGGTAGATTGATGATGGGAAGTAGTTTAGTATCACTTGCTGCTTGGTCTTGGATGAGTGGTAATATGACTGGTAATGGTCCAGTAGATAGACAAACTAGATCAGCATGGATAGATACTGGATGGCAACCTAATAGTTTAAAAATAGGTAATGTATGGCTTAGTTATGCTTCTGTTGAACCATTTAACCAAATGTGGTCTACTATATGTGACGTAGGTGATGCTTCTGATTTAATGGGTGAACAGTGGACTGAAGATCAACTTCAGAAAATCTCACTTGTTTGTATGCAAGGTATTACAAGTAAATCCTATATGCAAGGTTTGTCTTTATGGACAGATGTTATGGCCGGACAAGAAGGTTCATGGTCTAAAATAGGACAATCATTGCTAAATAATACAGTACCTATGGGTTCATTAAGAGCTGATATAGGTAGAGTATTTACACCATATACTCGTGAATTGAATTCTGGTATTGTTGATGCTATACGTAATAGAAACTTGATAACTGAAAACATTGCTCAAGAACCATTACCAATTAAATATAGTATCATGGATGCAGAGCCTGTTAAAAACTGGAGATTCTTAACTAGAGTAGCTGGAGTGTTCAATCCTCTAGGTATGAAATTTGAAGGTGAACCTGGTGAAGATTTAATAAGAAATGCTGGGTTTGATATGCGTTTAATCACACATACTGCTCCTGATGGTACTGACTTAAGTGATAGTCCTAAAATAATGTCGTTATATCAAGAGGCTATTGGTAAGAGATTACCAGTTCGTGACTTAAATAAATTAGCTAAAGATCCTAGAATCATCGCATCTTTAAAAC